ATGGTGTGGCAATGCGGAGCCTGATAAGCCGAGCAACCACTGTCCACGATGTGACAATCTAAGCGAGTAAACGCACATGCCGTTGCTGGACAGCTTGCGCCCAGGGGAACCGCCTGGACTGGCTCCCGGTTCGACACCGGGGACGGCACCAGAAGTGCAGTTCGATTCTGCTCGTTGGCCGAGGATTGGTATGAAGTAGCAAGTTCGATTCTTGCGCGCCCGCTGGTGCGGGACAAAAGGCCGTGGCGGTTAATGGCGTACAGAGATACGCCAACCGCCTTTTTCATTGCCAGACGCGCAGAAACGGCCCGTAGAGCCGTTTTCTTTGTTTGCGCGATAACTTATAAGCGTGAAGCGAAACACGCTATAATGCCGCTTTACGGCGGTTTTAGCTATAGGAGGCATAAACATGGAAGAACTGAAGATCGTATACCTGCCGCCGGGGGAACTGACACCCTACGAGCACAATACCCGAAAGCATGTACCAGACGACATCGAGGCCATCAAGAAAAGCATCATTGAGGACGGCTTCAACGACCCGATAGGCATCTGGGGTGAGGACAATACCATCGTCGAAGGCCACGGGCGGCAGATCGCCGCACTGGAAATGGGGCTGGAAGCCGTGCCCTGTGTTCGGCTTGACCACCTGACGGACAAGCAACGCAAAGAATACGCCATTCGCCACAATCGTACCGCTGAGTTGTCCGCATGGGATTTTTCCAAGCTGGAAGAAGAACTGGCGGCACTGGCAATTGAAGGTCAGGAATTCGAGGAATTGAATTTTACCTTCGAGGGCATGAAGGATGACCTGTATGTTGATGACTTTTTTGAGCGCGGTGTAGAGGCCAAGGAGAAGCCCGTGGTTCTTGGCGTCAAGGTGGTCTGCGGCACGCAAGATCAAGTGGATGCGGTGATGAAGATGCTTCAGGAGGCCGGATATAATCCGGAGGAGCTATGACGCCCAACCGAAACCACGGCAGCATCGGCAATAATGTCAAGGTGCATTTTGCGGGCAGCGAGAATGTTGAATTTGCATATGTTCTGCATGATGCTGGCGTAAACTACTTCCTATTCACGGTGTTACCTTTCATCATGGACCAGTTCGATATCAAATGGGGAAGAATAACCTGTTGTAAGAATCTATTTCCACATATTGAACTGCCCAAGATGGCAAAACACATCATCATGGATAGTGGATTGTTCACATTGATGTTTGGTGCTTGTAAGGATATCAGGCCAGACGAGAAGTTCATCCGAAGATACAAAGATGCCATCTGCAATTTTGTCAACACAAACCATATAGACCAGAACATTGCCTGTGTGGAATGCGACTGTCAAAAATTGCTTGGTTCAGATCTGGCGTGGGAACTTAGAACACAGATGCGCGACCAAATACCAAATACTATCATCAACGTGTTTCACTTTGAGGATGGACGCTACGGGCTTGATCGTTTAATTGAGTTCTCGGATTACATAGCAATTTCAGTTCCAGAATTGCGCATTGTAAAACCAAAGACCTACAAAGAGGACACTTACCGGCTTGCCAGTTACATCAAGAATAAAAAGCCAGAAATCGACCTTCATCTGCTTGGTTGTACCGAAAGGGCGTTACTAAAGCGTTGCAAATTCGCTACAAGCGCGGACAGCACCACATGGCAACAGGTCAACCGTTACGGTGGAATCCTTGGATATAGAACAAGTCAGATCAAGGAAGAAAAGGTAAAAGAGGGCTGGGAACATACGAAACAGCTTCTTCTTGAACTTGGAATTGAACCAATCGACAAACGCATCTACTACTACTACTACTTCTGGATGGCTGGCCTTTTGCTCAAGAGGGAGTATGCAAAGGCCGCAGGGAATCAGGACTAACCTCCCCGAAACTGCAATGCCATTTGGCACAAAACGAAAAGGAGAATAACACATGAATCATCTGTACCTCATTCTGGAAATCATCGTTGCATTTGGACTGCTGTTGGCTGCCAAGAAATTTTTTGGCAAGGGTGGCGTATTGGCGTGGATCGCCATTGCCACCGTCTTTGCAAACATCTTTGAGGCAAAAAACATTGAACTGTTTGGGCTGAACCTGGCCGCTGGACACGTCATGTTTGGCAGCGTATTTCTCGCAACGGACATTCTTTCTGAATACTACGGTAAAATGACCGCAAAGTTGGGTGTGTGGGTCGGCCTTGGTGCTGATATTGCATTGATTGCCTGTACGCAACTTTGCCGCCTTTACATTCCATCTGCGGCAGATAGTGCAGACCCGGCAATCCAAAGGTTGTTCACCATGTCGATTCGCATTACAGCCGCCAGTGCGGTGATGTTCTTCATCTCCAACTGGTGTGACGTGCTGTTATTTGCCAAGATTAAGGAAATGACCAACGGAAAGTATTTGTGGCTACGCAATAATGTGGCAACCATCCTATGTAATTGCCTTGAAAACTTCCTGTTCTACTTCTTTGCATTCTACCCGATGTTCAGCGGAGGGCAAATAATTAGCATGGGGCTGGCGACATGCCTGCTGGAGGTCATCATTGGTATTTGTGACACACCTTTCCTTTACCTTGCCGGGAGGCTAAAGAACGGGGATGAAGGCCATGAAGCCTGAACTCATAGGCATGGCCGGGACAATACTCATTCTCATAGGGTTTACCACTAATAGCGAGAAGACAATACGCCTTTTCGATATGGCAGGCTCCATACTATTTGTCATATATGGCGCTTTGATCGGCGCTTATAGCAACATTGTATTGAATGGGACACTTGTTTTTGTCCATTTATGGAAGCTGTATAAGGGTAGACGGAATGGACAATAAACTGGGTGATTTCTGATACAGTTTGACCTCTTCTCCTATGCGCATTTTTGATGTATAATATAGGAAAGAAAAAACAGGAGGTCACCACGATGGAGCTTTTTGAGAGGATTGTAGCCCTGGACGAGGCAATCAACGAGGCGTATGATAACGGCAACGAGGAAAAGGCCGACGAGCTTTACGAGCAACAGGAATCCTTGGTGGACGAGGTTGAAAGCCGGGGATTGAGGGAAGAGTTTGACGCATATATTACGGCGATGAACTAAAGGCGGGCAACCGCCTTTTTTATTGCCATAAAGGAGTGATCGACGATTGCGAAGGGAAAGTATCAAGAGTGGCTGACACCTGATGGATTGACTCGCATTGAAGGGTGGGCACGAGAAGGCCTCACAGACGCGCAGATTGCCGTCAAAATGGGCATTAACGTGTCTACCCTATATAAGTACCAGAACGAGCACAACGAGATTATAGACGCCCTAAAACGCGGCAAAGCGCCTGTTGACAACGAGGTTGAGAACGCGCTGCTCAAACGGGCAAAGGGCGGCTTCGAGGTCAAGGAAAAGCGCATTGAGAAATGGAAGGACGCGGATGGCGTTGAGCGGGAGCATACCGTCATCATAACGCGGGAAGTGCCGCCGGACACTACGGCGCAAATATTCTGGCTGAAAAACCGCCGACCTGACCTGTGGCGAGATCGCCATGAGAACGACGTCAATATCGTCACAGTCAACCATACTGCGCTGAATGAAGCATTTGAAGCGTTGGGTGATGCACAATGACAGACCAAGAAAAGGCCCGGTATTTCATCACCCACCCTGCCGCTCTGGGCCGCGCCCTGGGCTATACGGACTTCCGGGACGACCTACACGGCGGCTGGATAAAGCGCATGGTGACCTCCGAGGACGACATGACGCTGCAAGCCCACCGAGGGTCATACAAGACGACCTGCCTGTGTGTGGCAATATCCCTTTTGATGCTCTGGCACCCAGACCAGAACATCATTTTTTTGCGCAAGACGGACAGCGACGTTGCGGAGGTCATAAAGACGGTGAACCGTATCCTGTCCACGGACATCATGCGCGACATCTACCACGCCCTGACCGGCGGCGAACTTGCGATTGCCCGCGACACATCCAGCGAGATTACGCTGAATATCTACGCTGCGCCGCGCGGTGCCGCTCAGCTACAGGGCATCGGCATCGGCGGTAGCATCACGGGCAAGCACGCGGACATCATCATCACGGATGACATCGTGAACCTGAAAGACCGCATAAGCCGCGCCGAAAGGGAGCGCACGAAGGCGGTCTACATGGAGCTGCAAAACATCTGCAATCCCGGCGGGCGGTTCATTAACACCGGCACGCCGTGGCATAAAGAGGATGCGTTTGAGCTTATGCCGGAGCCGGAGATGTGGGACTGTTACCATA